CAGGATAATAAACGGGTAAATCAACATCCCTGCTAGTGCGAACCCTGTATAGCGCCGCTCGGCGTTGCGCTTCTGGTCTTCGTCATCGATCCGTTTACGACGGTCATCTAACTCAAGCAAAGCCCATTCATTTCTCTCGATGGCCCCGCTGTTATTTACATCCGCCCGTGTAAATTCATCCATTACCTATTACTCCCTGCCCACAATGCCGCGCCCCAAATCAGACCGCCTGTACCCACCGCAATCAAAAGCCCAATAGAAACTATAGAAAGAATCCAAAAAATCTTGTCGCGTTTATCAGCTTGTTCTTCCAACGCAAGTTTGTGTCTTTTTCTTGCCTGTGCTGTTTCGTGAACAACCATATCCCACAACCCCGGTTCCGCAGTGGGGCCACTTCTGCACAACGACCTTAGTTCCTCTAAGGCTTTCTTATGCGCCATACGTGCAGATGCGATGGCAAAACCCTCTTGCTCTGAAGAGCTAAGTCGGCTGAGTGGACCTTTATGTTTTCCACTTTCTGCTAGGTTTATCTCGGATTCAATCTCAGCAAGTTTTCCAAAGGCAGGCATAAGCTCATTAATATCTTTCCCCGCTTTGATAGCAGAGCTTATGCTTCCAGCCACTTTTGTAACCATGCCAGCTAGAGCCAAAACCTCGATCATGTTAACGCTCCATCAGGCGGTCAATTTTTTCCTCAATGCGGTCAAACTTTGTCATAATTTGATTTAAAACCTGCGAGCTATCTAGTTTAGTAACATACTCTTTTGCAATTTCTTCACGAGTCTTATTCAAAAGGATCCGAACACGCCCCAGTTCGTCATGCTGATTCTTGGCCCACCATATGATGAAACCAAAACCAGCCGTTAAACCAACATTCCAGAGCGAAGCCATCTCCATTTATTTAGCACTCCCAGTAGCCGCCGCCTTTTGTTGCAGCACCCATCCCGCGAGATGTACCGCGCTTTAAAGACATAGGAATCTTAGCTTCCGCAGTCTTGCCATAAGGAATACGTCCCTGCTTATCAATCTGAGCGTAAGGAACCGCCTTCGGTGACGGACCCGCAGGGGCCCCGTTTACTCTTACTTTTGCCATTATCTTGGTCCTTTTTTAGAAGTTTTAGAACGTGATGTATCGGGTAGCAGCTTGCCCATATTTTCAATGTCTTTCTTAGGAAAACGCTTGTTTTTAGAAAGAGCCGTCACACCCATGCTCTTGGTCCGAGCAACAAGGTCGCCGGGGCCGCCGTCACTTTTTAACGTTTCTTTAGCGTAGTCGTCATTTGTAGGATATGTATCTGCCATTCTATTGTCCTCTTTGCTGTTTTAACAATTCGCGCTGCATTGCACTCTCAATCCGTTTGTCCGTCTGACCCTCTTGGCTCGCAAGCCGCTGCTGGAACTGCTGACCACGCATCTGCTGGTTCTGAGAATCAAGCTGTAACTTCGCCTGATCTACCTGTGCATCCGCTTGCTCCGACTGAGCCTTGATCTCTAGTTCCTTCTCCTTCAACTGTATCAAAGGATCCGGGCCTTCGCCAGATATTTGTCCGGAAAGCTCTTTCGCCTGCTGCATACCCTGCGCAACTAACTGTGCAACCATGCCCTGATACTGCATCTCCATCTGAGCCGGATCCCCACCTTGAGCCTGCGCCTGACCCATCTGAGCCATGGCCTGCTCTTCAGCCTGTATCTTAACATGTTCTAAAACGTGCTTCTGTAACGATACAGCAATAGCAGGCATCTGACCCATCATAGGACTAGAACCAAATACCAAGTGAGCCATAATGTGCGACTGATGATCCTGACCCGTAAACGCATGTAAACGCATCTGGTCTAACACATTGATGTTCTCTTGAGCAGGATCCGTGGGCCGCGGCTCGTTGTCCGGCAGAGACTGCATTAATCTATCAACATCGTTCACGCCCAGCGCTTCATACATATCACGGTAAACCTCGTGCATGTTATGTATCTCTGGAGCCTGTGTCGCTAACTGCAACTTAGTCTGAGCTAAAGCAATCCGCTGCGCCTGACTAAATACATTCGGATTAGAAACAGGAACCACATCTACACGACCGTCAAAGTCTGACGCCATGACAGTAGCATCATCGCCCGCAACAGAATAAGGATACTCTTGAGGTAAACTTTCCGACATCACACGAGCAAGTATCTTAAACTCTACACGCATCGCATAATGTAAACGCTTGTGTACCGCGCTCATTACACGGGACCCTTGCTCCAACATAGCAATAGTAGTGCCAACCGCAGCGCTCTGATCGCCGTCGCCAACCTTCATGTTCGTAATCGTGGCAAAACGCTGACCCGCATCTACAACAAAACCCAACAGATTAAATAACGTCTGATCCGGTCCCTTGAACGGTAAAGGCATTAAACTATCACGAATAGCACCCCCGGGAGCATCCACATCCCTAAATTCACCCGGCTGTAAAGGATCGTCGTCATCCCTGATCCGCAGTCCGCGGGCTTTGAATCCCGCTGGGAGATTAGATAATGTACCCGCATCAATCAACTGACGCAGTGAAGATGTTGCCGAACGAGCCAAACCACCGATTGTGTGGATTAAACCAAGCCCATAAAAACCAAATCCCGGCAAAAACTTGTAATGCACAAAGTAACTGATCTTCTTTTTCTTCTCGTCATCTTCCTCATAGTTACGGCGGATCGACAGTATCTGGCCGTTATCCTGAGAAATAGTTACGATGTAAGGAACCTTAATACCCGTAGACTCACCGTCTTCGCCAATATCCTCGTAACCATCTAAGTCCAGATCAACGTGGCACTCTAACAAAGTGCAGTCGTAATCAATCTGGCTAGGCTCATAACCGTCAATCCGGTCAATCTCATCACGAATACCCGTAATCTCGCCCTGAGACGGAATAACGTCAATGTCAAGATATACACCAGAAACCTGCTTCTTGCGTAGATCGTTCAAATCCATACGCACAACCTGCGTAATGTTAGGACATGTATCTAAATCAGAAGTATCGTAAGGAACCACAAGATTTTCAGCAGGTACAAACTTACTTATCGCACGGCCCAAGTTCTCATCGTAGTAAATCTTCTTGAAAGTAGAACCCGCTAACGGTAAATAAAACAACATCTGATCCATGTCAGGAGTGTAATCCTCCATGACATTCGTAATGTAGTAATTCATAAACTGCTTTACACGATGCGCCTGATCCTGCTTCTCTCGCGTGTCTTTGCCCAGAACAACAGTCCGAACAGGACCACTAGAAGGCAGTAACTCGTTAAACGCCTGCGCCTGAAACTGCGTAGCAGCCTCGGCCAGTAATGGATGCGTCACGCCACTCGCGCCGCGGAACGGGGTAGATCGCTCCTCGTAATTAAAACCAAGAAGCTCTAAGCCATTCTTGTAAGTGTCTTCCCACTCTTGACGACTAGACTTGTTAGAATCAAACGCGCCAATCAAATCAGACGCAATGCGGCCTAACTCACGGTCCGGCATCTCTTCCGCCAAGTTGGCATAGAAGTTACCGTCTTCACCGCGCATGTCACCCGGATCAAAGTCAACAGTAACGTTGCCGTCTTCATCCTCCGTGATCTCAATCTCGGGAGCATCCGGATCAAGGTCCGCAGCCATTAAGTAAGGATCCGCGCCAGAATCAGGAAGTTCAATCTCTAATTCAGCACGTAAATCATCTTCGTCCAACTGACTTGGAACGTTAGTATCCATTAATCCGCCAATAGCCATAAGGCCCTCCGTCAATAATATACACGCACCTTAGCAGAAACTTCTTCGTCTTGCCAATCATCTGTTGGTAATTGTACAAAATTACCCTGCCGATAGCGCATTAATGCCTGTGTCATGCTGTCAACCAAGTCGTCATGCTCCCCATTTGGAAACGCAGCGACCTCCTCAATCAACTCATCTGCCCACACTTTGTCAGGGACCCAAACCATGCCAGCCTCAAACATAGGACTTACAGCATGCACCCGGCTGATCTTGTCATTACCACGACTAGGCGTGAAGTTAACTACAGGTATACCCACACTTCTAAGCTCCTGAGTCAACGGTAAACCACTCGCCTTCGCCTCAATAATTACCGTGTCAGGGTCCCAAAACTTGTATTCCTCAAAAGCTATAGCTTTCAATTCTGGAAAATCCCATCGCCCCTTTTTACTGTCTAACAAAATTAAATTAGGTCCGCTCCCGCCCTCGTTAGGATAAAACACCCCCCACGTTGTAATAGCAGAAAAATCCGCACTCTCACGCTTACTAAACGCAGTATCGTAACTCTGAATCACAAACTCTAACTGAGGAACAGTCTCACGCTCCCACTTCTTCCACCACTCGCGAGGAATAATAGCATTCTCCTCACCAGTAGGATTCTGCTGATACTGAGCATTCCACTTGCTCAAAGGTATAGATGCGCGGACCGCAGTCAAATCCTCCAAACTCCAAAACTCCGGCCAACACGGAGTCTCATCGTCAAAGATCGCAGGTAACTCAACAACCTCCCACTGATCCGCTAACGGATCCTTCGCCATCGCTCGCAATAACTGACCCGTCATGTCCTTCTCTGACCACCGAGTCTGTACCAAAACTATCGAACCACCCGGCTGTAAACGCTGACGAGGACCACCAGTGTACCAATCCCAAGCATCGTCAAACCCATGCGCACTCATCGCAGTCTGCTCCGAATGAGGGTCGTCAATGATTATTAAATCCCCACCACGACCCGCTAAGTTCGAACCAACACCAACAGCATAATACATTCCACCAGCACTCGTGTCCCACCGACCACTCGCCTTGCTGTCAGCAGCTAACTTAACGTCCGGGAAAACCGCACGGTACTCGTCAGCATCCAAAAGGTTCTTAGTCTTACGACCAAAGTTAACCGCCAACTCAGTCGTGTGCGTCGCCTGTATGATCTTCATTCGCGGATCGCGGCCCATCATCCACGCAGGGAACAAAAAGGATGCAAACTCACTCTTCGTGTGCCGCGGAGCCATGTTGATAATCAAACGCTTTAGTTCGCCGCTCGCGACGCGTTCAAGCTTGTCAGCAATTATTTTATGATGTCTTCCGGCGATAAACTCAGGCCACATAGTTTTTACAAAATCTAAAAAGTTTTCCTGACAACCTTCGTTCTTGGCTATCTGAGCGAGCCTCAATTCAAGCTTCAAAGCTTTCTCTTGCTGTGCCGGATTTAGGCTAACATTCATCGGGGGACCCTAACTGTTTATGGGATTATATGCTGCTTTATAAGATAGTTATAGCCCAAATGAAATTTTATGTAAATATTTGAGAGAAACATGGCCCTAGCCCCCGTCCCAGCGACGTGGGGGTCGCGGCTCGCGGATCGCGGTTTTTGGTGCTGGATCTGCGTTTTCTGACCCGATATGGAAGGGACCCAAGCCGTTTTTGCGTACCACCTGGACAACTGCAGGACATCGATGGCGGCCAATGTTGCGCTGGGCGCGGTTCTGGCTGGGCGATTTGCGGCTCGCTGGGCGAAGATCTCGGCTCGCGGTTCTCGAACTGGCTGACATCGAACATCGATCCCAAGCTGGGGATGTCGAACACCGTAGGTTTGAGCCAAGGCCAAGGGGCGCGGCCCGCTCTGTTTAACTAATTTAAGCGTTGGACGTAAAAAAGGCCCGCTTGTGATGGCGGGCCAGTTCTTATTGTTTAGGGCTGGGGTTTAGCTGTGCGGGTATCCATCGGCCTCGATACCGATGTACATGCCGCACCATTTAACCATCACGCTATCGTCAAACGTCGGTTCAACCGTGCGCCGGAAAGCCAGAAAGGAAACGTCGCGGGTGCTGCCGTTTTCGTGCTGGCCTTGGACCCACTTGCGTTTGAGCGTTTGGGTTTGAAGCTTTGTAAGTTTCATAGTCCAGCCTCCACCATTTCCTGCGCGATCTTTTGCGCTTTCATGTAAGCATCATCTGCCATTTCATCGCGGCCAGCCATCGCCATCATCCCCATCATTTGCAATTGAAACTGCAAGCGCTGGGCGGGTGTTTTTGTTTCTGGGTTATTCATTGTTACATTCTCCAAATGTATGTTGGCGACGGGAAGCCCGCCACAAGGAAGTTTTAGACGATATGGGAGTTTTAGTCAAAGCAATAAAAAAGGCCCGCACAATGGCGGGCCTAGTCTTCTGAGATAGCGCTGGGTTACATATCAAAGCCCATGCGATTGCAGTAATCGGTTTTAGTTTCATCTGGCTCTTTAACGTCAAAGCTAGATTTATATTGTTGATGCAAAGCGTCCAAGCTTTGAGCGGGCGTGAAGGTGACAAACTTATCAGAAATCTTTAACGGTGTTTTCGGGTTTGTCATGATCAAACGTCCAACGTAACTGTAGTGGCCCGCAAAACGTCGCGGCAAATATCCTCAATATCTGAAGCGTGGTCGCTCAAATTAAAATCAACCGCGTCGCGGATGTCATCCTCATAATCCCCGATATCAAACCCACCCGCGGCAATGTCTTTAATTTCATCTTCATAAGCGGATATATCAAATTCTTCAGCGTAGGCCACCATTTCGGCTTTAACCATTTCTTTAATTGGATCGGCAAATAATTCCATTGCCATTATCTTGAAGCGATTGGCGCGGGCCACGTTATCTTGCGCGGCTTCAAGATCCGCCTTTAGCTTGTCGCGCTCAACAATAAGGGCATCAACAAAATTCGGACCAGTAAGGGGCATCTCTGCTATTGGGTTATTCATTGTTCCATTCTCCAAAATGTATGTTTGCGACGGGAAGCCCGCCACATGTCTTTTTTGCACGTATGGGAGTTTCAGTCAAACAATAAAAAAAGGCCCACCAAATGGCAGGCCTAGTCTTCTGTTATATAGCGTCGGTTTAGGCGGCGACGCGGGCCCAATCGCGGGCGGGCATATTGAGCAATTGGCCCCCGCGCTTTTGCCACTGGTCCACGTCGTCCACGTCGGATCGATTGGCGACGGCCGTCAC